GGATGTGAACATCAAATCTCCCTGAAGGATTCCTTTGATGTTTAATTTTTTGAGGTGTTTATATGCTAATTTGAGAATTTCAGCGAGGTCAGGCTTGTCGCCATACAACTTATCAGCATCGGCAGGTGAGTAGATAATCTTTGGTTCTTTCTTACTGAACACACCCTTCGTTCCAACAAAGAACTTACCTGATTCTGGATGTTCACCAACAAACAAGGCGGGACTACCATCATACTTCGTTGTGATCTTGACTTTGCTATCTGCACCACCTGTCAACAGCCCAGCAACATATTCCAACTGTTTTATACTATCTACAGCGCCTTCATATCCACGATCTATGATCATGTCTTCTGCGTGTGTCATGTGGATGTTCTTTCCTTCGGTGAGAAGAGTAGACTCAGATTGGAGGAATTGTTTGAATGTCTTTTGCATTATTGTATTTATGCAATCCCAAAAAAGAAACCCCGCAAAGCGGGGTTCTAGATTTTACCAACGAATGTTTTATAGTATTTCAGTGTTTTCAGTTTTAAACGTACGCCATTTCGGTTCAACATACATGCTTTTTGTCTGCTCCATCCAGTCTTCAAATTTGAAGATTGTTTTGGATACTGATACAACATACTCGTTATATTCCGCTAACAATGTAACCATCTCATTCTGCTGATCTTCTGTAAGATCAGTAACGTCAATAGCTTTAATGTTAGGCTTTGGCACAAACGTGGGAATGATTGTTCGCTCGGTTATTTCAAACCGATTCATACTACCACTCTTATCGTTTGATTTTGTATAACGAATTTTTTGAACTGTTCGTTCTTTAAGCATCGGCATCGTCATCTTCAACTACTACGTCTTCAACTACTACGTCTTCAACTACTACGTCTTCAGCATCATTAGTTTCTTCCATTCTTGTGTCAGCAGGTGCTTCATCATTTGATGCTTCTGCTGCAGCGGCGGCTGCGGCTTCTTCCTGTTCCTTACGAACGGTAACTACGATTTCACGAGTCACATCACGAAGACCAGCTTGGGTAAGCATCAAAGTGTCTTTGTCGTTGGCTTCTTTCTGACGCCATTCGTTATATACAGACACAAGCTGCTTTACGGTATCAGAACACCCTTCTACTGCAATTGGGGTATCGTCTACGTTGATTACTGAAATTGGTTCTACTGTTGGCATATCCTTCTCCTATTATTTTTGTTATGCGTTATATTATACTTTGTTTTAATATTTATGTCAACATCTTTAGGTGCTGTTCAATAGATTTAACAATGCGTTCCCATCACCCGATTCTAAAAAGTTGTCATTTTTAGATTCTTCTGAAAACGATAATCCACCATTGTTGGGACTGTCAGGACCTTGTCCTGTTTGGTTTGTCACTCTTAGGGTTTTTCCATTCCAAGCCAAGTATATAGTCTTGCCTACTCCATCGCTGGAACGTGTCTTTAAGAACTGCATCGCAATGTCACCTGCCGCACGCATCGCATCTGTCATTATGATAGAAACATATACATCAGTGGTATTGATTTTACTTAAACCACCAGCAATATGACTATGGTTCAAATCTGTTTGTCCTACTGCACCCCTATTTTGTTGAGAGGCAGTTACTACAAACATATTATACTCTGCCCCAATATTTCTTAATTCTTCTGATGCTAACTTATCTTTCTCAAAAACATTGTCAGCAGATATGTTGCTATTTGTACCCATAATATCAAGGTAATCTACTACCAACATATCAGGTACCATTCCAAATTGTAATTCAAATTCTTTTAGGTACGCTCTGAAATCATTACTGTTTGACCCAGCAGGCATATACTTGATGAACAGGGCACCCATATCATCTTTAATACTTTCTAACTTCGTTGCTGTTTCAGTTACACGCTGTTTCCACTCTGCCTGAGTGATACCAGTAACCATACTATCAAATCGTTGTGCTACCATATTCTCTGACAGTTCAAGTGAGATGTATAACACACTCACTCCTTGCTCCATCATATTCAAAGCAAGGTTAGCCATCACAATGGATTTACCACCACCTGAGTTCGCTGAGAACAATGTCATTTGTTTACGAACGATACCACCATTCAGCGCATCATCAAATTCTTTCCAACCAGTTGGGTATGGTCGTTCATCTTGCAACATTGCTTTAATTCGTTCTTCTGGGTTTTCAAAATACTGCAATCCTAAATCTCTATTCAACGAAACTGTAATTGCATCCTTAATCAACTCTTCAACTCTACCGTAGTCTCCTTTCTCAATTAAGTCAGGAGAATTTAATACTGCACCTTCAATAGCTTTCCTTTTACAGAACGATTCTATTTCGTTTGAACAGTATTCAATCTTATCTTTTGTGATTATTTGTGGTTCAAGTTTAGTTCCAGTCTCAGCTTCAACTTGAGACACATCTGGAATAGTATTATATTCATCGTAGTAATTCTTTACGAATGTAACTGCATTACGAAGTTCTGGATCAAAGTAATTTGGTAGAACAATTGGTGAGCATAATGCGAATGTGTCATGGGACGACACTAGGTACTCAACTAAGAGTTTTTGTTTTTCTATATTCATTTATTCTTCTTATTATTGTTATGAGATATATTATACGGAAATCGTCCGTATAAGTCAACGGTTACAGCTCACGGATAGGAGGATACACGCTTTGAATTAGGTTATCATATGCGAATGCTTCATTGCCATCGAAGTAGAAAGAGGTTACTGCTTCTGCTGCCCCAATTCCAAATGGGTTAACGAATTGATTAGATATCTTATCAAATACTGCATACGGAGAACTTGCAAGAAGGATTAGTAATTCGTTTCCAATCAACGATGGATCATCAAACGGAACTCCATCTAATTCTTCAATATAGAAGGACGAACCGATTTCGATTGTGAATGTTGTATCTGGATCGGTTAAATCAAAACTTCTTGTTTGATATTTCACACCATCTATATAAACTCCACCACCTGCTGCTGACCAAGGAGATTTTCCTATCGCTGGAGATAGATCAATTCCTGAGTAGAGTACAGATGTTTCTGTTCCATCAGGAGCAATGTATTTAACTTTAATACTAATTGTAGCATTATTGTTAAGCGTTGCAAGGGACAGCTCTGCTAAGTTTGTTAATTGGAATGGTTGTATACCAGGATCAACTATATCTTCTTGTTGGTTTATAACTATTGGTTTAGATGAACGAGCAATACATTGAACGGCACCTGATTGGGGATTGTCAAAAGTAACAGTAATCTCATTTACACTAACTGTTTGTATATCTTTCGGCTCAACTTCAACCAGTTCAGTTGTTGTGTTGCGATAGTCTCGCTGTTCGCAAGGAAGGTTGGTTAACGCTTCGGCTGCTACTGCGGTTGGAACTTCAACAAACACTTGCACAGAAGGAAACACTCCAAGGTTATGAATAACATTCCAAGTGTCTCGGTTAACAGATTGGGTGTGAGTGTACAATAAGGTCCGTTGTGACCAATCATCCAACCCATCAACAGCTTCTGGATAATCACCTCTCAAATAATCTTGTTGATATTTTATCTGTGATAACTTACCACGACAACCAGCAGTGATCGTGCATCGTTGAATAACCTCTAAACCAATTTTGTTTTGAGGGACATCAAGTTTGCGATCACAAACATCACATAGGTAAGTTACAATAGCCATCTTTATGCGAGAACAATACCTGAAGTTTGTTCAAGATATCCTTTTTCAAGCTGATCATTAGTCAACTCAATTGGACACATAATTGCTGTTTTTGGAATATCAAATTTACCATCTGGATCACTAGCGACATAAGGAATCAAAGCAAGTTGTGCTTGTCCTGGTCCAACTGGTGTGATTGCAATTGTTCTTGGTTTTACAAGTGTGATGCGGTCATCTGTTTCGTTCTCAATACGAGAAATTACTTCTTCACCAGACAACATTTTAAAAGTTTTTACTTCAGCCATTTTTCTTCTCCTGTTATATTTATTATTATAGTCTTATATACATAGCCCACAAATCAAGTGGGATAAACATCACACTTTGTACGAATAGTGGTCTGTTCTTTAATATGTGAGCAGCAATTCCCCAGATGATGTGTGCGAAAAGAAATCCCACAAACACCCAAGCTGCTGCTGACAATACAGCGGATACGGAAACCAATACAGCACTTATCTGCATATTGATTGTTCCTAACCACTGAAAATTTTCAAGCCATTTTGGAGATGTTTCTAATCTCCAAAAGAAATACTGCCACGCCGCTAATACCTCTGTCATTATCTTCCCATATTATCCTTATCACCTGAACCAACAAATCCATCGAATAATGGAATCTGGAATACTTGTCCAGGCTTTGGAACATTACCTTCGTTAAGTGAATTGAATTCAGCAACTAACATATCTAACATTTTTGGAGTCATTCCTTGATGATTTAGCTTACGAATAACTGCTCGTATAGTTTCACCAGGACCGAACCTATGTTCTACTGATTTGTGAGATAGTGCTGACATTGTGGTAGTATACTTGATTACCTCAATGAAGTCAACAGGTCATCGTAACTGATGGTGTTCGCGCGGATGGCGTAATAATAGGGGATGTTGTATAATATGATTTCTGCTTGCGATTTAATTCCCTCATTGAGGGTATCGGAAACATATGTGTATTGTAATAGGTCAGCAATTACTTGTTCGGCTTCATTCTTACTATTGAATTGTTCTAAAATAGAATCAAACGCTTTCTGATATGAGTCATTTGAATTTGTTACTTCTTTACTATACATAAACTTGAATTTGTCTGTTGGAAATATATAAAACGAATCACTATTACTATCTTCGTTTATATGAGCAACACCACTAACAAAAACTGCTCGCTGTCTTAACTTTGGTTGTTCTTGTTTGAACGCTTCATTGAATGTTTCAGCAAACGCTGTATCTTTTTTGTGATAACGAACTTTTACTTTTTGGAAATCGTTATATGACGAAGGCAAACTTTTGAACAACGGACTTCCATTAGATTCGGCGAAGAATCTTGAACACTGTTTTGTTAAAACAGAATAACCTAAGTCTATCGTTTTATGTAGTAAACTTTCTATCAGCATATAAGTATTTATGGCTGACAGAAAACGGGCGCCTGAGCGCCCGTTTTGTTATTTACGACTTGCAGTTTCGGCTGCTGAATCAATCAGCTCATTTGCCTTTGCAATCAGCTTTGGAACGATGTACTTCGGTCCATACTCGATGTTATCAATTAGATAACAGAACTCCACTTGTATCGCGTACAACTCCGTTCCTTTTGAGTTGTTACTCCCGAATGGGCGAGTAGCTTTTGAAAATGCGTGATTCAAATATCGAATCACCTGTTTTACATCAAACTTCTTTTCTTCTACGGCCATAATAATCTCCTAGCCTGTTAAACAAACATCAACCTGCGGTTGATGACCCATTTACTTCTCAATCTACATCCCAATTATACCAAATATCACACAATAAGTCAACACGCAAGAGAATACTATGTTTATCCGTATACCTGACCATAAATACACTAAAATACGTAAGGAAGCATTCAATGAAACATTATAGTCCCGAAGTCGGAGAAGGTACAGAATTCACCAACCTCACAGCTCCAACAGGAACTGTCTACCCAACACTAAATTTGGATGCTGGTGAATTATTCTATCGTACGGATTTAACATCGTTATATTTCTACAATGGATCAGGTTGGACACTTGCTGGAAAAGATCCAGCGTACACCAGTGAAAGCACACCGAATACTTTACCAGTCGCAACTGGAGGTGATGCGCTTGCGATGGGAGATGGAGCTGACGCTAAAGAAGATAATGGTATTTCAATCGGTACTGGTGCAATTTCAGGTCAAACAAATGGTGGCAACACAGAATTTTCTGCCATCGCAATAGGTGCAGGAGCTCTCGCATACGAAACAAACGGTATATCAATTGGACAAGCCTCAGTAGCTGGTAACACTGGAGCTTCTGGTTCCCCAGAAGCAATTGCTATAGGTTTAGGTACGAAAGCATATTCTTCAGGTGCCATATCAATAGGTAGAAACACAGAGGCTGGACAATTAACAACACCCGGTAATTCCATCGCACCCATGGCAATCGGGTATCAAGCGAAAGCATACGGTGGGAGAGGATTGGCTATAGGAATGTTCGCGAAGTGTGGACAAGATAACTCATCGTTGGAGACTAGTGCAACTGCAATAGGAGATAATGCAGCAGCATATGGAAAAGACTCAACTGCACTTCGTGGTACAGCTAAAGAGCAATCAAATATAACTTTGGGTGGTACCACTGGACAAACAAATTACGGAACAACCCAACTGTCCGCGTTTGCAGTTATGGGAACCGCATACGAGAAATATAGCATAGCGATTGGGCAGTTTTCTACAGCAGGGAAAAACTCAGGGTCAACTTCGTGGGAAGCGATTGCCATAGGAAAAACATCACTAGCAAATAAATTTGCTGCCATATCAATTGGAGGAGATTCAAGTTCAACTGGATCATCGTCTATCGCATTGGGCGATGGTGCAACAGCGAACGAGTCAGATAACATTTCAATTGGGCGTGTTGCAATTTCAGGAACAACTCCTGGAGGATCCACACCAAGTTGTATTGCGATTGGTAACTCAACTAGCTCAACAGGATCTAATAGCTTGGCGATATGCCCATTCTCCGTTTCGTCTGGATCGTCAAGTATTGCGATAGGACCATCTGCCCAAGCAACCAACACATATAGTGTAGCAATAGGATCAAGCGCAGAAGCGGCTGGACTATACGGAACGTCAGTTGGACGTGCCTCGCACGCGACAGGTCAAAGCTCAATAGCAATAAGTGCTGGTACGGCGGGATCAATCGCAAACACCTCACGAGCAGTAGCTATAGGAGATAACGCAGATGCTGGTGGAACATTATCTACTGCAGCAGTCGACGCCATCGCCATTGGAACTGCAGCAGGTGCATTTGAGGCTAATAGTATAGCTATAGGAAATTCATCCGTGTGTGGAGCTAATGTTGCTTCACCTGCAAACCCACGAACCGTCGCCATTGGGTATGATTCTAGTTGTTTTGGAACTGACGCGTTAGCTATAGGCGCATCGTCTTATGCAGATGGAGCGAATAGTATTGCTATTGGTTATTCAGGTGGAGCGGATGGTGCAAAAGAAGACCACTGTATTTCTATTGGTAATCGAGCGGTTGCTGGAACAACATATGGAGGCAGTACAAATACTTATGCTATTGCCATGGGTTGGCAAGCAAAAGCGATAGCTCAATATAGTACAGCTATTGGATCGCTAGCATCTGCTTCTGGTGCTGGGTCGATTGCAATCGGATCAGCTAATGGATCCTCATCTCAAGCGTATGCAGCTAGCAACATTGCAATTGGAAAAATTGCCCAAGCTGGACAAGCATCACAACCTACATTACAAGACTCTGTTGCAGTTGGTTCTTCTGCTGCAGCCTATGATATACAAAGTATTGCTATCGGATTTGACTCCAAAGCTGGAAACTTTAATACACAAACTTCTCCAAGATCAATAGCTATAGGAGCTGGTGCAGAAGCGGGAACAACAGATTCTATTGCTATCGGAACAAATTCGATAGTCGCAGCTAACTCTGGTATTGATAACATAGCAATCGGCACTGATGTTTCAATATCTAATAGTCAAACGAAGGTTATTGCAATAGGTAGTGGTGCTATTGTTAATAGTCATTCAAATGTAATTGCAATAGGTGAAGATGCAGCTCCTTCGGCTGATTATCAAGTGGTATTTTCGGTTGGATCAACAGCCGATAAGCGGATGACTAGAACAATTATGCTCAAGCAAAGTTTCACTTCAGCTTCACTAACGTTGATGACAGGATTGCCAACCATCAACAACAATCTTGTTCAGTATTTCAAAATTACAGTGGTGGCTAAGCAAGATGTAACTGTGGATGTTGCAGTATACACGTTCGAAGGAGTAATAAGAAACGTTGGAGGTACAACCGCTTTAGTTGGAACCAATATCACATCTACAGAAGAAACTGATGCTACTTGGGATTGTACTGTTACCGCAAATAATACTTCTGATAGCATAGATATCAAATTTGCAACTGATGGAACAGCAAATGCTGTTAATGTTCTTGCAATAGTAGAACTAATAGAAGTTTAAGGAAATTAAAATGAAATATGTAAGTATAACAGCAACAACTCAAGCGCCAAGTGACAATAGTACGAAAGTAGCAACTACCGCTTATGCAGATGCTGCCGGTGGCGGCGCTCCTGCATGGGGTGATATTACAGGAACTTTAAGTAACCAAATAGATTTACAAAGTGCGTTAGATGGAAAGTCTGGAACAAGTCACAATCACTCCGGTGTCTACGAACCAGTGTTTTCTAAGAATACTGGGTTTAATAAAAACTTAGGAACAATTGCTGGTACAGTAAGTGAAGGCAACCACACTCATTCGATTTATGCTCCACTAGCGAGTCCAACTTTTACTGGTACACCTTCGTTGCCAACAGGTACAACCGGTGTAACTCAAGCAGCAAGTAATAATAGTACGAAGATTGCAACGACAGCATATGCTGATGCAGCAGGTGGAAGTAACGCGCTTCCATATATTCATATCAGAGATGAAAAAACATCTGGAACTGCTGGCGGTAACGCTACCTCTGGTGCATGGAGAATAAGAACAATAAACACTGAGGTTGCTGATACTGATAATAATTGTACCTTATCAAGTAATCAATTTACCCTTTTGGCAGGGACTTACATAATAAATGCAAGAGCACCAGCATCAAACTGTAATGTGCACGCATGCAAACTCTACAATGTTACAGATGCTACAGATGAATTGATAGGAACCGTTGGGAAATCTACAGCTGGCGACTGTAATGATGTTTTTG